TTGCGCGGCCACGCCTTGAGGTTGCGCCTGACCGCCGCCGAGACCAGTCATAGCGGCCTGCACCCTCTTTTGCCGCTCAACCTCTTGTGCCGCCACTTGCCGTTTTTCAGCCACGGCAAGTAATGCCGCGCCCGCTGCCGGGTCAGAACGCAACAGCGGCAACACGCTTTCCGGGCGGTCAAGGTCGATATTGCTCAAAGCCTCATCGGCCCGCCCCTGCTTGCGCATTTGCTGGCCAGCCTGAAAGCCTCCAAGCGCTGCTTGCGCAAAGTTGGGCATAGGGTGCAAGATACCAAAATCAGCCATTAGCTACTCCACACCGAACTGCCAATATCCTGCATGCTATTGCCGCCTATGGTATTGGTCAAATTTTTATTAGCTGCGCTAGCATATCCAGAGCCAAAGCTATTAGAGCCATAGCTAGAGCCAAGCGCGGCGGTGCCTAGACTGGAAAGGCTGCTAAGAGCCGAACTAATAGAATTAGCGTTAGATAGGGCGGAATTGCCCGTAGCCGTGGCCGCGTTGTTGTTGTTTGTCGAAACCGCATTAGCATAATTTTGGCTTGTGCCGGCAAGCGATGCGGCTGCATTAGCCCCGGTTGTCGCGGAGGTGCCGACATTGCCCAGATAGGTTTGCAGATTGCTGTTTGCGTAGTTCTGGCCGTATTGCGTCAAGGCTTTCAATGCCGCGCCGCTATCGGTCAGGCCTTTCGCGCCAAGGACGGCTGTGGTGCTATCCTGCCCCGTCTTCAATGCGGATTGATAGCCGGTCGCATTCTTCCAAGTGCTGTAGGCGCTTTCACTAGCCGCCTGATCGCCAATGCCTAGCAATCCGCTATAGATATTGCTGGCCGCCGTGCCGTTTGCAACATACGGCGTCATATTGGCGCTGTTTTGATTGTAGATCGACGTTTGCAGTGCGTTGTTCTGGTTCGCCGCGTCCACAGCCGCGTTCTTGGCGCTATTAGACGCGCTGATATTGGCCACAGTAGAGCCGATAGTCGCGACAGCCCCCACCGCCGCCGTTGCTGCAACCAAACCCATTTACGCCTCCAACGGCAGGCGGAAAACCTGCCCATGATCTACAGCGCCCAAGCGCTTATAAAGGGAACCAAGCCGAGGACCGCTTCCGCGCTGCCCAGCCTCGAAGAATACATCACTCACACCACGGGCCTTTAGCATTCCGATAGAAGCCCTTTGCAGCTTTGCGCCCAAACCCTTCATTTGCGGGTCTGCGTAAAAGGTCGTATTGTATGCAGAAACCTTGCCGGGGTTCGCCAGAGAAGGGCTAAGCAGCGTCATGAGATAGCCAAACATGCGACCGTTACATCGGGCGGTGGTTATCTGCATTCCACCCGTGTCACTGATCTGCTTCATCAATGACAGGTTCTTCTTACGCCAATCGTCAGGCGCTTCGCCCACCACCACAAGATGATCGTCAAACAGCTTCTTGGCGTCTGCGATCCATGTGTCAAAACCTTCTGTTTGGAACGTCACCCCGTCCATATCGACAGGCTGTTGTTTACTCATGTCAGCCAAGGTCACATGGCGGGCAACGCTGGCCAGCTTGTTGAGTTGATCGCTATGCGCGACCGCGTAACGCATCATCGCGCGCATATCACATTGCACATTCACCCCATCTAACGCGCGCCAGTGTTCGGCATCGAATGGATAGGGCAGGCAATGCTCGAACACTGCCTTGCACGTGGGTTCCGTGGCTAAATCGGCATAGTTGACCGATAGGACGTGAGGAAGCCTTGCCTCGATCTGGTCAAGCTTACGGTCAAGGGCGTGGAGCCGCTTACGAAGCAATGCGCCATTAAAAGCAATCCCTAGCGCACTCAGGCTGGCGAATACCTCATGGACGGGACGGCGCACCACCACAACACGCGCATCATGCGCCACCTTATCGATCAGACGCCAGAACGGCGCGGCGGATGTTTCGGCGCTTCCGATGCAGGGTTGGCGGAACCATGCCGCCACATCGTCCAACGAGCGCATATAACGCAACTGCTCATGCCCACACACATGGTCGCCATAGGTGAGAAAGCGCGACAGCCAAGCCGTCCTAGAGCGTGGAAGCCCTAAAACAATAAATGGTGATGGCTGATCGATCATGCGGCCCCTGCGGTGAATTTCCCATCTGCGGGCCTGATCTATCGCCCTCCTAGCCTATTGGCATGAGTTTTGCAAGCGTCAGGTTAGCGCGTTGTTAGACCTAAGGTCCGCAATCAATGCCGCCAAATGCTGGCTCATCGACTGCGCGGCGTTTGCTATATCCTGCACCTCCGCTTGCGTGGGCGGATTGCTGATAGTCGGCGCGGTATAGGTAGAAAAGGTAGCCCGCGAAAGCGTCCCGGTCGGATCAACCCAAGGCGGTGTGGCGTCCTGATGCACATAAAGCCCATCGGCGGTTGCCTGATCCAGATTTGCATTGGCTACGTTCAAGGCATCCTGCGCAGTTGCCCCCGCGCCATTAGCAGAGGTTTGCGCATTGGCCACAGCCTCAATGTTGGCGGCGATCTGGTTTGAAAACTGCTGCCAATATTGCAACATTTGGGCATTCGGCGCGCCAGACGCGTCAACAATCGGGGCGGGGGGAAGGAGCGGGAGATTAGCCACGGCTATGGCCTGCGGTTGTTTCGTTCAGGCGTAGGTATGACACGCGAGACAATACAGGATCCGTAATGCGAAATTGAATAACCATGCTGCCCTCGTCCACATAGCCAAGCCTGCGCCATCGCGTATATGTGCGCGATTTGCCAAGTATCCCGGTGCTGGATGGTCGCCAAGCCGTCCAATTGCTTCCACTGTCCCGCGATGTGCGAAGCTCCATCACGCCAGCAGGGCTTGCCGCCGATGCGGTAGCGCCCACAGTGCAATCCATGGCCAGATTATCGATGATCACGTTATCATTTATCAAGGCCGTGAAAATGCGCTCTAGCGGGCCACTATGGTCCACATGGCTTGTGTCGCTCATGGTCCAAATCTGCCCGTTACGGTCGCCACCGCAAACGATAGTCCCGTTGAAATTGCATCCGACAGAAGCCTCCCAAACATCCCGCCCGAACGTCTGCGCCTCATGCCAATGCTTTGTCGCGGCGTCATAAACCACGGTCCCGGATGCCGTGCGCAGAACATAGAATAAATGGCCGCGCCACGGATAAGCCCATGCTACGAGGTCGGCTGCGTCCGTTTCGGCGATACGCTCTTCAATGCCATGCTCAGAGATACGCGTGGGAACACCTTCCCCGCGATACACAACGCCGTCATTCCCAACCCAAACAACAGTATTGTCCATCTTTACGATGCTGTCGCGGCTCTTGCACCCTTTGTCAAACACGCGGCCTTGCACCCGCTGAAAAGGTGCCGTGCTATCGCCAGACGCGTAAAACACCTCCGTATGGTCTTGGCAGAATAGCCAAAGCTGATCGACTACAACCGAAATGCCCACAAGGTTGGCGGTCGACTGTTGTGCCGACACATAGTCCAGCGCATCCCATGTGGTCACATCGAGCGCGAAATAGATTCGGCGGCTGTCCTTGCGCACCGCCACACCATACGCCGCCAGATACAAGACATCAGTGACGCCGGCATCATCTGGAAAATCTGCCCTAGCAAAAGTTGTGCCATCCCAAGTATACAGCCCTTCGCCATTAGCGATCATCAGGATCTTGTCGGCCATGTCCATCTTGACCCGCTCAATACCGGGTATGGTGCCGATAACTTCGCCATTGCCGTAAAGGGTCGTGCCGGACACGCAAAAAAGCGTATCACCGAAAGTGCCGCCTTTGTAAAACATCCCGCGAATAGGGCCATCACCCCATGACGCGTAATCAATCAAGGATGGGCGGGAAACCAACACCATGCCGCCCGGCACGCTATCCGCCTGCTCCACAAACATATTGCGGAGAACCACGCGGGGGAGGTCGAGCCGCTTATACGCTTGTATGCCGTAAGGGATAAGCATTAGAACGTCCGCCCATAGCTGGAACCCATGTATACCGAAGCGGGGCGATCCGCGTCTAGCAGCAATTGTTCAAGAGCGGCGGCGCGCTGCATAACGATTTGCGTTGAAGTCGGGTCCATCCGTGCCGTTCCGAACGAATTAATCATGCGGGAAGCCAAGCCAAGGTAGATTGCCTCGGTCCACTGCTGCGGCGCGTCAATCGTCTGCGCCCCATCGGTCACATCATCGATTACGCGGGAATAGCTGTATTTCACCACCAGCGACTGATTTGGAACCGGCCAAAGCGTCATGCTAATGGTGCTGGCGGTCTTTTGGATGGTGTAGGCCGTGGGCCAACCGGGCGTGGCCTTGTTGGGCGTCTGGCGATATTGCCCAAGCATCCACCGCTGCAAAGGTCGTTCATATCCGACAGACTGCACAAGGCGCGCTTCGAGAACGTCTAGGCAATAGGGGTCAAGCGTAAGCGTTGCTGTCCCGGATGGGAACGTGATGGATGTTTCAGTGTCGCGCCATGAGGTGACGCCGCGCGCCTGCCAACTTTTTAGGAGCCAATTAAGCTGGATGATTCCGTCTCGCGTTTCATCCGCCGTAGGCAATTCCCCGGCGGACAAAAGCCCAATTTCCCGCATGGCCTGCGTCACAACATCCGACACAAGCAGCGATGACGATATAGTTCCAGATGTGGCCATGGTTAAATCCTTAGCTTAAAATGCGCCTTGGCTATCTGCGCATCGCGCATCACCCAATCCGCCAGTTGGTGCCGTCCGAAAACACGGGAACCTTGTTCGCCCCGCCGCCTGTTGCGATGGTGT